ATCTGTCGATTACCGACAGGCTCTGGCTGATTCATCTCTATCAACCCACCATTTTGCGTTGCCTCTAGTTCCTCTTCTACGTCAAACTCATCGCCTAGCACCTCGCCTTCATACAACTGGTCCAGCAGCGTCTTCTGCGTGATCGTGCCTGCGGTATAAAGCGCCAGCAGCGACTGAATCTCCTGCGGCTCCAGCTTGCCGCCAAGGAAGTCACGGTTCACAAATGAGCTGCCAGCCTGCGGTACGTTGAGATACCGGGCGTGGTACACCAGGCAGTTATCAATTAGATCCTGCATATTTTGAGCAATCACCATCATGGTGCTATCGCCCTGACTGCGATCAATCCGCTTTGCCTCTGCAGTCTCAGCACTTAGCTTCTGACCTAATACAGCAGACAAACCCAGCTCATTGATCTGCCCGGCTACCTGATCAAGCCTTTTGAACTGCGCCTCAAAACTCTTGCCATCAGGCTCAATGTATCGAGCATTGCCTTCAGCGGGGAAGCTGATCGCCTCACCAGGACCGGCTGATACTTCCTCGCCTGCCATTGGAAAGCCAAAGAACGCAAGCATTGGCACCGCTGAGATATGTAACTGATTGTCTAGATCAGATTGCACTTGATACGCTTTAAGGTTTAGCTCACCAATATCTTCTAGCGGCGGGCGTGATTCCATAAAATTCACGCGGTTTGAATAGGCAACAGAAAATGGGATGTCATCAAGGGTTGTTGTACCGCTGTCGTGGATCTCAAATGCGCCCTTCGTATTTTTACGATGCAACTCAAAGCCACCAGGCGTCAGTACGCGGACCTGTTCAATAGCCTTCTCGCCATACAGCCCATCGGGCACGATGACTTTTTCCAGAAGGCGCAGCATCATTAGCTTTTGAGCGCCCTCTACAACTTCAGTGCGCCAGCCTAAAATCTCACGCGGAGTATAACTCGCCCAATATGGTCTTCCATTTTCACCAGCAGCAGGAGCATCCACAAGCACGCCAACGTGCCCGTAACGCACCATCTTCCTGGCAGTTTCATAGGTCCAAACGTTAAGATCATTCCCCTGCAGGTCTACGTCAAATAGCTGCTCACGGACGAGATCTGTCACATCGTTTAGCCTGACCGGCTTGCGCGTCAACATACCAGCCAGCATCCGCTCAAGGCGCTGGTAATACGGCGGGCAGACGCTACGAGCTAGGCGGTTGTCGTAGCTTTCGTCTTGCTCGCGTGGCTCTTGCGGCAGATAGCGTCGATGCCGGCGGCGCAGCTCATAGGTGCCAGCCACCAGATCTTCTAACAGAATCCAGTGCGGTTCTTGATTGAACCACGCTGCGTTCGGGTCATTGACCTGCGAGACCTTGGCGGTTAGTTGTCGGTCGTAATGATTGAACCCGGTGTAAACCACTTTTGATCCCGCAGGCTATGAGTCAGTTTAGACAGCAGCGAGGGTAACAGATTTGCGACCGATTTTGATCTCAAACTCATCGCCCGGCACCAAGCCCATCTCTTGGATGTAACCCTCGCCAATCATTACCCTTCCGTTAAAAAGCACCTTTGTCTTGTAGGTCAGACTACGACCGCGCTTTGCAGGCTTGTTCATTTGCAGTCCCTTGGCTTCCAGCAACGCTTCATAAAACTGGGTGAAGCACAGCTTGTCGTTTTTAACGTAACCGCATTCGCGAACGAGATCAGATTTGTTGAGATCGCTAAGCTCTTTGACTTTGGCGAGTAGTTCTTGACCGGCGAGCATGAGTAGGCTCAAAGGTGGACAGGCATTAGTATATCCTAATCCCAGTACCTCTGCCAGCCCCTTCGTACAGCGGGTTAAATGCCCCTAAAATCAAGTAACCCAGTCCGTCGGTCCAGTGTTCAATGCCTGCTGTTTTGTCGATGACATAATCGTCGGCACCCTGCTTGTAGGTAACGTTTTTAAGTGCTTTGATAGTGTGCTTACAGCGAGGGTGGACAAATAGTTTTAGGTGCCCATCAGCAGTGCGGATCATCCAGTTAGTGGCGTTGATCTTGTCTTTTACTGCCCACGGAGCTTTAGGGCTGACGCAGTTAAAACCGTAACGCCTTATGATGTCGTGATCAGTTTTTCCGGCAGAACTGGTTTTGCGTGCTGAACCAGTCGGGTCTGGATAGGCAATAATGCGACGATCTGGGAAACGTGCTTTCAGGAGTTGGCAAACTTCATCGGTGTTTGACTGATTGACGGATACCTCATCCCAAATGTGCAACGTGTCACCTACTTTGCTGCCAAGAACGCCCGCCATAACACTGACGTTGAAATCAGTGCCCCAGAAAATTTCTCCTCCGGTGTCTTGAATGGTATCGGAGATGTTGTCATCACTAAAGTCTGGATAGACTCTGCCGGATAGCGTTTCAAACGAGGCTAGATATTCCTGGCGAAAGGTGCGTTCGTCTAATGTGCGCCGTGCTGCTTCAATTTCATCGGGTGGAACGTTACCCCCATCGAGCGTTGTATACGAAAAAGTGTGCCAATCGGTCTCCTGCTGAGCCTGCTCCCATAAATCATGAAACCAGTTAAGACCCGCAGGTGTCGTAATAAACCATGCCGGACCACCCTGATCAGAGAGTGCCGGACGTAATACCATCTCCCAAGCATCTTGTTTAACGTAGGCTGCTTCATCGACGATTAAAGTTGAGAGGCTAACGCCACGCAGGGTATCTGGATTCTCAGCACCTTTCAGAGCAATAATGCTTCCGTTTGCTAATTCAACACTAAGTTCAGACTCATTGCGCTTGACGCAAATTTCTGATGGCACCATTGTTTTGAGTTGCCGCCATGCAATTTGTTTTGCCATGCGGTAATTAGCCGTGACGTACCAGTTCAGGCTGTTAGGTTTGGCAGTCGCCCATGCAATGAGCTGAGCGATAGAAAGATAGGTCTTGCCAAAACGCCGTCCAGAGCAAAGCATTTTAAACCGCTCACTGGCATCAAAGACTTCGCGCTGTGGTTCAGTAAGGGTAAGGTACAGAGTTTGCCCGATAGTGGCGATCGCATGTTGCGCATCTTCCGTCGCTTGAACGACAGGTGACAAAATCGGACCACGAGGCAAAGTGCTGAGAATACCCATCAATCGAAAAGCTTGGCGATTTTAGCGGCAGTATTGATGCAACCGAGGGTGACGGCGAGATTGCCGCCTTCCATGGACTTTTTATGAACGATATTAAGTTGCGATAAGAGGACAGCGGCGTATGCCTGGCGATCAAGGTTCCAATCAGCTTGCAATTCCTTCATTGCAGAGGAACGATACTCATCAACCATGCGAGCGCTGAGTCCCCACTCTTGCGCACCATATTGCAACAGATCCGAGCGCGTCGCACCGTTTGCAATCATGCGAGCAAAGCGCATGGTGCGATATTGCTTTTCAGCTGCTGTGCATCGAGTCTTGCCTGCCATGGGTGCAGTATACCGATGGGTTAGAGATTAGCGAATGAGTCTAAAGCATACCAAACATGAGAGTTTCGATAACCGTTTGGATGGATCGGTTTTATTGGTGTAACACCATGCATGTTGCGCCAAGCAGGATAAACAAGCATAGACCCGTCGATTTGATTGAATGTCACGTTGTAATCAGGTACATGGAGATTGCCGCCGGTACTGTTGCGGCGTTTAGTGATGATGATATTGACTGCGCCTTTGACATTGGCATGATCCTGGTGGATGGGTGCAGCGATGTTGCAGTTGGAAATTGTAGAGGAAAAGTACTTAGAAAAACGCCATTTTTCAGGCACTCGTGCTGTAATCTTGTCATAATGATGCTTCGCGACAGACGGTGTTATTTCTGAAATGATCTCGAAAGCCAAAGATCCAGCGGCATTCATTGCTTTTACGAAGGTGCGAGCGCTAGAAACCGAATGAACAGAAGAACGCGAAGCGTAAGGACGCCTCATGTGTGGTTTTGGCGGACAAGAGCCAAGGATGGTGCTATATTGTTTAACTTCCGCTGCGATATTATGCAGTCCTGAAGATCGACGCATTTCGGATTTGGGAACACGTTTAGTGAGGATCTCGGCATCAGCGATATCGACAAAAGTTTTCAATCGAACAGGTAATTCGCGTATAAAAAGACCAATTTCGGTGCCATCAGGATCCACGAGGATGCAATCATCATGAACGTTAGGCTCAATATCTGGGGGTGGATCACCAATATTGAGTGAGCGTGGGACAGGATTGAGAATAATTTTAGGAAGCATCATTTAGCGAAGCAGAAAACATTGGTGCAGGCAGGGAACCAACTCGGTTGCCAAACCGTTTCGCGCTGATCGTTGTAGCAGATGCTTGACCAAGCCGCTTCAACACGATAAGAACATTTTTGTCGATCAATAACGTGCCACAACCGAACAAGAGAAGGATCGATATCAAAAGACCATTCGTAGACAAGTTTTTTAAAAATAGCGTTAGTGTTTTCTAAAATCAACATCTCAGCACCTTCAATATCCATTTTGCAGGCGTCGAACGCTCGGGCTTCAATATCGAAGTTAAGACATGGCACCTTTATGCCTTTGTCATTCCATTTACGGACAATAGAATTTCGCCAAACTTGGCTATTGTTACCGATATATAAGGTAACTTCCTTGCGGTCATCATGAACAAGAGCGAATTGCTTGATAGTAGCTTTGAAGCCATTAAGACGTAGATTACGCCGAATCATATCAATATTATATGGATCAGGCTCATAAACTGTAACCTGAGCGCCAAGAGAGCAGGCGAGAAGGGTAAATGCCCCGACATTACCGCCACAATCCATCCACTTTTCACCAGGAAGAATTTTGAGCCCACGTTTAAGGTATGTCTTGCGGCTGATGACTTCTTCGAAAGTCTTGAGATCGCTAAAGCCAGGGCGATGATAAAATTTAATGCCACAAATTGTACTTTGCTGTAATTTCATATGGAAAGCGCCTCGATTAGCTTCATGCCGATGTACTCACCACGCTTGCGTGCTGCATCGACAAGTGCCTTGGCTTCTTCATAATCTTCTGCGCGAAATTCAATTTGAATGGCTTTCATTACGCCTTCAGCTAGATCGTTGGTTGGATCATCTAGATCATCAAGAGCCGAGTAATCAGGCTCCTGTGCAAAGGATGGAATATCGTCGCCCCAACCGAGAAGAGAAAGATCATAACCTGCGTCACCGAGTGCTTGCAATTCAGCTTGTAAAAGATCATCATCCCAGCCGCTATTAAGCGCAAGTTGATTATCGGCAATGGTATAAGCACGGCGCTGATCGGGAGTGAGATGTGAAAGGGTGATGGTGGGAACAGTATCGAGCCCCACAATATGAGCAGCCTGAAGACGACCATGACCGGCAATGACGTTGTTGTCTTTGTCGATGAGGATGGGATTAGTGAAGCCGAACTCCTTCAAAGACCTGACCAAGCGTTCAAGTTGAACCGGCGAATGAGTGCGTGGATTGTTCTCGTATGGGACGAGTTCATCGATTGGTGTTTGGTCTATGAACTCAGGCGAAATGACCATTGGATTTACCTGGTGGAATGGCGTTTTAGCTGATTGATTTTGGGTTCAACAAGATGATGTGATGAAACGATACCGCAAATATTCCCAATGCAAACACGAACAGAACCATCAGCGAGCGTGTGGCAGGTGGGCTGGACGGAAGTAGCGGCTGATTCGACCAGCGAGTTCAGGCGGTCTCTGGGGGTCATGGAGCTGATGGTAGAGGGCTGTGTAGTAGTCATCCATCAGTTTGAGCAGCTCCTGCGGTGATGGGCGTGGGGGTTTGAGTTTTGACATGAGGCTGGTAGAGGGAGTTAAGGACAGCGGCGGCAACGGCTTCGATGATTGGACGCGGCGCACAACCACGAGAGGCGCCCAGGGCAGCCTGTACGGCGCGGTGATAGGCGTCAAGGGTGAGAGGTGGCGTAGGGGGCTTGGAGCCCACTGCAGGGTCTCCTAGAGCCCGCAGACGCATCAGCGTAGAGCGATCCATGCCTAGGGCTTGCGCTTGGCGGGTGATGTGGGCGTTTTCAGCGTCGGTGAGGCTGACTTTGACAGGATTTCGGCTCATGTCAGCAGTGCTCGTCAAGGAGTTTGTAGAGGGACTGTGCCAGGTTGTGACGGTTTTTGCCCGGTTTGTAGTTCCTCAAAACCTCGTCGGCGTAATCATGAGTGACACATCCAGTCAACAGATCTAAGCCTGATTTCAGTGCGGTAACTTGGTTAGCGGTAAAAATTTTGGCTTGACTGTTAAAAAGCCTTTTCAGTTCTAGGGTTTCAGCGTCTGTAGCCTCAGAAGGAGCCTCTCTGAGGCGGTAGTGGCGGAAGTCTACACAACGGCGCTTCCATGCTGTCTCTTGAATGTAGACGCCAAGAATTTGAGCCAAGGCAGCTACGCCTTGATCAAAGCCCCGGCGGTATCCAAGATCTTCTTCTTTGGATTTGCGCATTGTCCAATGAGGACCGGGTTCGTTGCCAATTTGTGAAAAATTCATGTCAGAAGGGTAATGGAGTTTCGTCGTGATCAGGGTTGCTTGGTGACGGTGCCTGAGGATAGGGCGATTTAGAGCAAAGGCGCACGTCGAGGTCAGGTCTGAGATTTTGTTTACGAAGGCTGGGGTTACCAAGGCGCTCAGCAACGATTGCATTGACTTTGGACTCAGATGAGACTATCCAGCCATTTGCCCAGGATCCATCTGGCAGGGAAAGCTCAACAGCGGCGCCGGCAACAAACGGATTATCGGCAGCACGGTGGTAGGGGGTAAACCCTCCTCCCACGGATTGAGGGGGTAAATAGGGAAAAGGGGGTAAACCCTTACTTCCTGTGTATATAGGGGGGTTTTCCCGGTTTTGGACAGTTTCCCCCCCCGTTTCTGGGAAGGGGGGTAAATCTGCCTTGAAGGCGACCTCGCCCATGAGAATCGGACTGAACAGGTTGGCAGGTCGCCCACCTTCTTGACCGGGTTCAAGGCAGCCATCACGCTGTGCCAGACCTTTTTTGATGAGACTGCGAAGGCTACGGTCAACCTTTTTGCTGGGCAGGTTCAAATGATCCGCAAGTTCTTTGACGGTCACGGAAAACCCAATCTCAGCCCGTTGGACCATGTAGTCGTACATATCAGCCTGACGCCCGTTCAAGTCCTCCTCGGCTTCTGCAGCGGCTTCTAGAGCCAATGCATGATCGCCATCACCATGACTGACCCATCCGTCATCTTGCAGTTCGACAAGCAAGGTGGTGCTTTTTGCCCGCCCCTGCGTTTTAAGAACGATCCGTTGATCCGTCTGCACCTGTCCATCTGCGGGTGATCGCAGCCAATTCATCAAGATAAGTTGCGATGCAGCAGCCGGTAAGGCGTTTGAACCACGGCTGGCATTAGTGGCGTTACCACCCGCCACGCTCTTATTGGCATGGTGAATCACAACCAAGGTGCAGCCATGAGAAGTAACAGCCGTCATGAGCTGACGAGCTGGACCATCAAAAGCGGCAGTCGCCTCGTCAATGTTCAATCGACTGACGCAAGCGTGATAACTGTCAACAATAAACATAGACCCAGGATCTTCAGCCGCTAGATCCGCGATGGCTTTGATGCCTTCATCATGCAAAGTTAAAGGAGCGTCAGCAGACCAAAGGCTCTTTATGGGTCCACCGATAGTGCCATCTTCGTTAATTAGACCTTCACGGTCAAACAGTTTGTACCAATCACATTCAGGTTGATCTGATCCAATGATGTGGATGTTGGGGCAAGGATGTGCAAAACCGCGACCCAAGAATGAATGATCTTGCCGCCACCAAGAACCGATCATGCCTATTAGCAAAGCAGATTTGCCAACTTTGGGCGGTGCAACTAAGAGATTAAATAGACCTTGCATGAGTAAACCATCCCAACACCATGGAACAGAATTTTTATTGAGTTTCTGACCATGTTTTTTAGGCAATGGAACTCCTTCATCTTCACCGCTCGCCCTTGCTATATATGCAACGGCTACCTTATCGCTTATTGGGCACTCTATTTCTTCTGCATATAAGCGCAATAATTGAGCGTGTTTAGTTCGGTCTTTTTCATGTAAGACCACGGCGGCTGCGTGATCTTCGATAAGCCGCAAAAGACCTTGATGATCGACGAGAGCGTGTGGCTTGTTCGTTGAGTTGGTTGAGTCTTGCGGTGTAGTATCCATCGGCAGCTTTGCTGGGCGAAAAGAAAATGGATTGGCTGTAGATGCCTTTAGCCTCTAACTCCAAAAAAGCAGACAGTTCAGGGCTTGGGAGCGGTTTATGCGCCTCGTCCCACTGATTTAGAGCAAGATCGCTCCGCTGCTGCTGCAGTTTGGAGTAATGACCCCGAAAGGCAAGATCCTCTTCAAATTCTGATGGGAGCGAGAAAGGAGTCCATTGCAAAAGCTGCCATGCTCGCCTTTCGACATCCAAGTCGAAGTCTGCCATAATTAGGGGGAAGTCAACAGAGCCACCTGGTCTGCGCTGGGTGGTTTTTTTATTCTGGCAAGTCTTGGTTGATTTTGCCGTTGAGAGCCTCCCTCTGGCTTATGGCTTCGTCAAGCAGCTGATTGATAAAGGACTTGCGGGATGCGTAGGAGGGCATGACACGCTGCATCCGTTCAAGAATAGTATGGTCGATGGCGACGTTGGTCGCTTTTCCGATTGCCACAATAAATGCTTTGAGACTGAAACAAGTATAATATACACCGGAATCAGCCATCGCACAACATGCTCCCGCCGGTTGAGGGACTGGAGTTTAACGTCGATTTGCATCGCTACCGCTACCAGGGGCGCTGGCTGCCGTTCAGTGTCTCAAAGATTGCAAACCGGACAACGCCAGAGCAGGAAGCGCAGTTTGAGCGCACGAAGCATGTTTGGGCACCACGCGGCGCCACCATCCATGCCTTCTGCGAGGCGATGCTGTTAGGCGAGGAGTTGCCAGAAACAGAGTATGCGGCTTGGACCGATGAGCTGCAGCAATGCTGGCTACTACGCGACTCCGAGCCATTAGCTGTTGAGTACAGGCTGTGCGATGCCCGCAAGGGCGTGGGCGGCAGTTTCGACTTCTTGCTGCGTACACCTCATAACAAGGTGTCACTGGGCGATCTAAAGACGGTGGGGAGTGCGTCTAGCGTGGCTCAACGCAAGCCAGCACTGGCGCAGCTGGGTGGCTACCTTGCCATGCTGATCGACCACCACCCGCTGGTGACGGTGGATTCGTGCTGCACAGTGGTTGTAGGACCAGAGCGGTGCAGGGTGATCCAGAGCGACCCAGACGAGTGCTTGCAGGCATGGGTGGACGCTTGGGATGCGTTCAGGAGTGCGGAACTGCCGTTTTAGAGCAAGACAGTCACATTAAAAACCGTCCCTACGAAGATGGGAAACAGGTTGCTTTTCGGTGGGAAATACTCCATACTATGGGGACCGGGGGCAAGCGGTCCTCCACTCAGCAGCCCCGAGGCTGCGTTGAACATGACAGCCACCACCGGCATCGTCAGCAGCATTGCCACCATCTGCGGTGAAGACTCGCTGGAGATTGGGCAACGCGTGTGGGTCAACAATATGGCGCCCATGGAAGGTATCAATGGCCAGATCATTGATTCTATGCCCGGAGTGATCACTCGCTTCCACAAGGAACCTGCTGGATGGCTGGTGGAGGTTGAACAGCGAGGCAGCTTGGCGTTACCGATTGTTGGTGATGCTTTCCGGTGTTTCTTCCGGCTTGACCAAATCAGCGCAGGCTGATCACCAAGCGGTTTGCCGGAGCCGCACCCAATCCGGCGTTCATTTCATCCACCATTACCAGGAAATTATCATGGACAAACAAACATCTAAACTCTTCGAAGTTGGTCAGGTTTATTACGGGACTCTTCCTGTAGCACACAGCGATTTTCCGGTTCGCTGCATCAAGCGTACCGACAAGTCGGTTTGGTTTGAGCATGTTACTCATCCGCAGCACTACGCACAAAGCCGCGTTAAGGTCCACAAGTATGCGGATCAAGAGGTTGCCACCTTTCGCCGCTGGTACATCAGCAGCACTAAGCAAACGGGCGGTGATTTTGATCCCATGACTATTTGATCAATGTCTAATAATGTCATGAACCAAATCAACAATGCGATCTGTTGCATGATTATGGCTGCTACCTTTGCCATGATCGGCATTGAAGCCAGCATTCACTCCATCCCAACCCACAGCGGCACTCAGGAGATTCACAAATGAGCAGCACTAGCACCAACAGACGTGACCATATTTATGTCTGCAATTTTGATGCCATTGAACTTGACCTGCTCTACGAATTAGCAAGGGACGCTCGAAACAGCTTACCTGATCCCGAAGACGAAATAGAGGAGAATAGCTGGGCTGACGCTGTTGTTAAGCTCGATATAAAACTCACAAAACTTTTCCATGATCGCCGCAGATGAATAATCATCGGCTTTCTTGGCAAACTCGTCTGCTTTTGTGGTTGCTATCGACAAGACCAGATGTTGCTGCAATTACTTTGTCTGCAACTAATGATTACCTTGAACGATGCTATGCCGTTAAATGATGAACCGCCCCCTTGTCCGCTCTGTGCCCCTTGACCTCATCCTGACTGGCTACCACTGGGAGACCATGCGAGAGCATTATTTCTTGAAGTCTGGTCAGTACATCAAAGCGCAGGAATGTCTAAAACTGCGCGTCCTGTACAGGGAACGCCTTTGGGATGAGTGCGGTATTAACGTAACCATTTGATCCATCCATGACTGAGCAAGCTAACTTTCCATCCAGCATCGAAGCCATCCCGTACCGATGGTTCAATACTTCGGCTTCCATAACAGGAAGCAAAAAGCAAGGCGGCAAGGTAGCCGTCATGCATAGCGACATCAAAGGCTTTGCTGATGTATTGGTCTATGAGCCTGACACGGAAGATTGGTGGGCTATTGTGCCATCCGATGTCGTCATCCGTGCTGCAATCCGTGGACCAGCCAATAATGGCAAAGATCTAATTGCTTGGGCATTGCCATTAGCCAACCAACCCACCGAAACTCAAAACCGCATCAAAGAACGTCAATCCGAATCTGTCATGTCACAAAACACTTTAACCCTTGCTGTTGAACCAGAGTCAGCTGAACAGGTTGACAATGTAGTTGACAAAGCACGGTCCGAACTTGTCAAGCAACAAGCTAAACGGATTCAGCGTTTGATCTTGCAAGGCGAATGGCTAGAAAGTCATGAGCAACAGTTTAAGGTGATTCAATCGACGGTTAGTCACGCAATGGGAGAATGGTACGACGACGACTCAGATGAGTGCCATGCCAATGCTCTGTATCAGATGCAAGATGCCCTGATGTTGTTGAATGACATTGTGCGTGATTTGCGCCACCTGTGTGTTTGTCCAGACAGTAACCGTGAGGGCATCTTGTATTACCACGGTTATCAAGGCGCCGTCACTGAGGTGATTGATTTGAACAAGGAGTTGTTGAAGTGAGCAGGCTGCTTAGGTTTTGGATGTTTCGGTTGATGGAAAGGTACGACAACCTGTCTGCTGATGATTGTCTTGCAGACCTGCAAAGCAAACGGATTATGGACATGGAGCCTGAATGGCAGGTGGCTTATCTGGAATACACCCTGTTGCTGGATAGCTCTAAGCACTACCAGACATCAGAGCGGACAAGCTTGCCCGACTAAGCAACGGCTTGTGAATCTTTGTGAACTGACCCGAAAACGGTTGCTTTCCCACCTGATCTGGGTCATACTACCTGCATGAGGCAACCGCCTCACTGCTCATCGCGCACATTTCCAATGCTTCCCCTTCAACCTGCAGACACCAATGAACTGAGCACTGAGCAGGAAACGCTCATGGCTCAGGAGCTCGCAGATCAGTTCAACGCCTACGTCTGTGATGAACTGGTCGGCGTGCTAGCTGATATGGCACGTGACATCATCAAAGAAAACCATATTGATCCCGAATCACCGCTGGGATATGACCTTGTTTATGACTTGATCAGTCGCATCACCGTCACAAACAAATGAAACATACTGTCCGCCTTGATCGAGGGCTTTACGTCCTCATGGATTCGTATGCCAAGCCAACCCGCCGCTCACGAATCCTGCAGCACTTCCCTGCTGCCTTCTGTGTCTTCAGCATTGGCATCGCTGTTCTAACACTTCACATTGTTGAACAGCGTGCCATCAATGCTTGCCAACCAACCCAACGCGCTGCCCTTTAACCGTGACTACCGCACAAGACCTCATCAACCAACTCATTGCAATCCGCTCGGAAAAGGAAGATCTAGAAGCTCGTGAGCAGTTTTTGCGTGATCAAATCGAAGGCTCCATTGCCTTAGGTGAGATGGATGCCCATCAAATTGATGACAATACTTACGAGTTTGACAACGCTAGATACCTGCGCTGTGAACGCAACAGCTACAAACACAGCAAAAATGCCGAGCGGGCGATCCGTGCCATCAAAGAACAAGACATTGATGCTGGAC